ACTACTACAGACCCTCGGCGTGGAAGAAGCTGAGCTCGCGTCGAATCCAAAGTTTGCTGAACAGCTACAAAAACTCGGTGTGGTTGCCCCAACGAAAGTCAGTAAAACAACGGGGAAACAAACGCTTGCTTTGGCTAAGAACGACGCCTTATTCCAAGCGCTTCTCAATGGTGAACGTGAAGACGTTGCCCTTTTATGTGAAGCGCGTCTACGGGTTAAGTCAACCACGGAGCGTACAAGGGCGCAGAGGTTCTTGGATATCAGTCAGCGAGGCAGTCTACCAGTTCCGCTCTCATATTATGGTGCGAAATCGGGTCGCTGGTCGGCAGCGAAAGGCTCGGCCATCAACATGCAAAACCTCAAGCGAGGTTCATTCCTACGCAAAGCGATTATGGCTCCCGAAAACTACCAGTTGGTTGTCGGAGACTTATCGCAGATTGAACCGCGTGTCCTCGCATGGCTTAGTGACTACGAAGATATGCTTAACATCTTCCGGAGCGGTCGTGACCCTTACGCCGCGTTTGGCGCACAGATGTTTAACATTCCCGGCCTTAGTAAAGAAACACACCCTGAGCTTAGGCAATCTGCAAAAAGCGCATTACTTGGCTGTGGGTATGGTCTCGGGTGGGCATCGTTTGCCTCGCAATTACTCACAGGGTTTCTCGGGGCGCCGCCGATCAGGTATGAGAGGAAGTTTGCCAAGGCGCTAGGTGTTAACCGCCAGTTCTATGAGAAGTTTGTTGAGTGGCAAGAGAACGAAGCCAAGCTCAGAGACATACCCCACACCTGTTCTATTCAAGAGTTAGTGGAACACGCTATAGCTTCTAAGAGAATCATAGACATCTATAGAGCGACTGCGTACAAGGTCGTTGAGTTCTGGGACATCTGTGCCGTGATGCTAGAGAAATGCTTACACGATGGCGAGGAACGCAAATATAAATGCTTGACATTCCGTAAGGAAGAAATAGAATTGCCCAATGGAATGAAACTTCTCTATCCTGATTTGAGGATTGTGAAGGACGACAAAGGTAGGAGCCAGTATGTATACGGGCCAGACGCTACCAAGTTGTACGCAGGAAAGATAACGAACAATGTCACGCAGGCGTTGGCACGCATTGTGATGACAGACGGAATGCTTAGAGTATCCAAAAGATACTTCATAGCAGGCACAGTGCACGATGAGCTAATCGCCGTCGTGCCAGATGCTGAAGTAGAAGAAGCTAAGACTTGGGTCTTGGAGCAAATGTGCATGGAACCTCGGTACATGCAAGGCATTCCTTTGAATGCTGATGTTGGCGCACACAGACGCTATGGGTTAGCAAAGAACTAAGGAGAAGTAATGGTAGAACAATTACCACGCAAAATAAAAATCGGACTCAAGTGGTACTCAGTTGAAGTTGTCGAAGCGATGATGGACAAAGGCGAGATGGGTAAAGTAATTTACCCTGAGCAAAAGATCAAGATCGGAGCCAAGAGCAACATCACTGGGCGCAAGTATAAAGAGGAAGAAATCAGGGAGACTTTTTGGCATGAGCTTGTCCATGCAATTCTTGTGGACATGGGGGAGTACGCTCTCAACAAACGCGAGAGTTTTGTAGAAGAGTTTGCCAAGCGGTTATCCAAAGCAATTAAATCAGCGAGGTTCTAATGAAAGTCAAATGGTCACACAGCGCGCTTAAAGACTACGAGGGATGCCCGCGCAGATACCAAGAAGTCAAAGTCTTAAAGAACTTTCCGTTCGTAGACAACGACCACACAAGGTATGGCAAGGTATTTCACAAAGCAGCAGAAGACTACATCAAAGCCGACATTGCTTTGCCTGACGAGTTTGGATTTGCACAAGCAACGCTTGACGCACTCAAGCGCAAAGAAGGGCGCAAGTTGTGTGAGCATGAGATGGCCTTGACAGTTGACCTCAAGCCTTGTGCATGGGCAAGCCCTGATGCATGGGTGCGAGGCATTGCTGACTTGCTGATCATAGACGATGAGAACATGACGGCATGGGTGATTGACTACAAGACGGGCAACAACAAGTACCCTGACAGGGAACAACTAAAGCTAATGTCTTTGATGGTTTTTGCGCATATGCCCCATATCAGGAAAGTTAACTCTGCTCTTTTGTATATCGTCAAAGACGATATGGTTAGGCACAGCATGGCTGTGGAGCAGGCCGAAGCTGAGTGGTGGCATTATCGCCAACGCGTGGCTAGAATCGAACAGGCACATGAGACAGGCGTATGGAATAGCAAACCATCTGCGCTATGCCCTTGGTGTCCTGTGACAACGTGTGAGCATCATCCAAAACATTAGGAGGGCATATGCCTAAATCAAGTCCAGAGAAGTTAGCCTACAACAAAAAGTATGAGTCAAGTCCCAAAGAAGTCAAACTTAGGGAGGAACGCAACAAAGCCCGAGCGCTTGAGATTAAAGCAGGCAAAGTCAAGAAAGGAGATAACAAAGAAGTTGACCATATCAAAATGCTTGACGCGGGCGGTAAGAACGTAGCCAAGAACTTGCGCGTAGTACCCAAGAGCACCAACAGGAGTTGGCGTGACGAACACGGCAATATCTACGGCAAGAATAAAAAATAAACAAAGGTGAGTAAATGCAAATCGTTGAAGACAAAGCGCTGGTGTTTCGTACGCGGAACCCAGCCAAATACAGCATCATTCCTAAACACAAAATACTAGGCGAGTACGATGATGGCTATGAGGTAGCGGTCTACTGGGGCTTGGATGAGGTGCGCGTTCTTAAAAACCTTGGGGTCAAGAATGTGCCTTCACCAATCATAAAACGTTACACATGGCCAGGGCGATTCACACCCATGCATCATCAGATCGAGACAGCATCATTCCTTACCTTGCATAAGAAAGCATTCGTGTTCTCTGAGCCTGGCACAGGCAAGACGCTATCCGCATTGTGGGCGGCTGACTATTTGATGAACCGAGGCGATGTCAGGCGGTGCTTGATACTGTGCCCCTTGTCCATCATGCAGTCTGCGTGGCTCTCGGACTTGAACAACAGCATCATCCACAGGTCAGCCATAGTCGCCCACCACGCGCAAGCTACCCGAAGGATTGAGATGATCCAACAAAACTACCAGTTCGTGATCACAAACTATGACGGGCTCAACCTCATTGCCAACGAGATCAATAACGATGGGCGCTTTGATCTGATCATTGTCGATGAAGCCAACGCCTACAAGACAGTCACGACCAAGCGATGGAAGTCCCTCAAGTCCATCATCAAGCCCGACACACATCTGTGGATGATGACGGGAACGCCTGCGTCTCAGTCGCCTGTGGATGCGTACGGCTTGGCCAAGCTTGTCAATCCAACGGGTGTCCCTATGTTTTTTACTGGGTGGCGCGACAAAGTCATGAACAAAATGACCATGTACAAATGGTCTCCAAAGCCTGACGCAAAAGCAATGGTGCATGAAGCCCTGCAACCTGCCATCAGGTTCACCAAAGCGCAGTGCTTGGACTTACCGCCAGTGCTCACCTTGACTCGGGAAGTACCCCTCACCCCACAACAAGCCAAGTACTACAACTTACTCAAGGACAAGATGCTCGTGCAAGCATCGGGCGAAACCATCAGCGCAGTCAATGCGGCTGCAGCCGTCAGTAAGCTCTTGCAAATCAGTTGCGGTGCAGCATACACCGATGACCGAGAAGTCGTTGAGTTTGACTCAGCCCCACGCCTTGGTGTGCTAGAAGAAATACTTGAGGAAACTGATCGAAAAGTAATTATTTTTGCACTTTTTAAATCCACGATTGATACGATTCACACGCACTTAAACAAGCGCGGTATCAACACGGAATTCATCAACGGCACAGTGACGCCACCCAAACGCGCAGACATTATCAGGAGATTCCAGAATGAGGAAAACCCTAGGGTCTTAGTGATGCAACCGCAAGCAACGGCGCATGGAATCACCTTGACAAGAGCCGACACCGTGATATTCTACGGCCCCCTGATGAGCGTAGAACAGTACACACAGGCCATTGCAAGGGCAGATCGCAAAGGGCAAGACTCGGACAAGGTGACAGTCATCCACATCCAAGGCTCGCCCATTGAGAAGAAGATGTTCAAAGCACTAGAGAATAAGGTGAGCGACAACTTACTTATTACCGAAATGTTTGAGAACGAAATAAATATTAACAAGGAGGTTGCAATGGCTTAAAACTGTTATACAATGTCTAACGCTAGACAACAAAACAAAAGTAAATTAAACAAAGGAAAGTAAATGGAACAGACAACTGACGAGGTAATCCCTCTCGCACAATTGGCTAAGATATACCGCAAGATCAAACTGCGGATGGAAGAACTCACTAAAGAGTACGATACTCAGACTGAGCTTCTCAAGGAAGAACTTGAGGCTGTCAAGTTTGAGATCAAGGATCAGATGAAGGCGCAGGGCGCCACGTCGATCAAAACCGAGTTTGGCACAATCAGCCTTGTGACCAAGACACGCTACAACACGCAGGACTGGGACTCATTCAAGCGATTTATCGTGGAGCATGATGTCGTGGACTTGCTTGAGAAGCGTATCGCACAGGCTAATATGGCTAAATTTCTAGAGGAAAATCCTTCTCTAGTTCCCCCAGGGCTCAACTCTTCTTCAGAGTATGAGATTCGCGTCGTTAAACCAACTAAGTAACAACCATGTCAAACCTATCCGTATTTAATCCATCAAACGTACCCGCATTCGCACAAGGTGGCGAACTATCCGACACAGCCAAAGCCCTCATGGGTGGCACAATCAACACGAGCAGACGCATCTCCATCAAGGGTGGCGTGTTCCGCATCGTGGCAGGTGGCAAAGAGATCGCATCTATTGATGATCGCAGTCTTGATGTCATCGTGGTCAAAGCTGCCCCCAAGGTCAGCCGTATCTTCTACGCCAAGTCATACGATGGTGACAACATCACTGGACCAGACTGTTGGTCTAACGATGGCGAGATGCCTGATGCGTCCATCAAAGCGCCTCAAGCAAAGACTTGCATGTCCTGCGAGAAGAACGTAGCCGGATCGGGGCAGGGTAATAGCCGTGCTTGCCGTTATCAACAACGCTTGGCTGTAATGCTTGCGG